CAAGTTATTGATCCGAAAAGATAAACAGGTGCTTTTCGAGGGGTGTAAAACTGCGACTTGCCTCCATAAGAATCAATAACTTAGCGTTGTATATTCCTACAGTAGTTTCCCTTCTTGGCGTTCTGCCAACCGACACCCCAACTATCCAAAATGCTTTTTTGACTGCTACGCTGACCTGTTCCACGGAGGAATCGCGATCCCCAACCCAGACCTGCTCCCATCCCTGCTATTCAAGATCAACGAAAACTAGCTTGCCTTGGAAGCTGCCATCATGGAGCTAACGCTTTGGGTAGAGCAGCGCGGTGCGACCTAGGTCGGCGGAAATGTGCGTGGCGCCTTGGAAACGATCGACAAGAATGAAGAGTTCATCAAGATGACGCTCGCGGTGATGATGGCACCGGAGTGAAAACAATTGATTGCTACGCTAAGGTCTTAGCACCCCATGGTGGGGACTCTGTTAATCAAGATATTTGACTACGGCAAACTTTGAGCTGGCACGGTCGCCATATCGATTTGACTCACCATTCCAGATCACTGCATCACCGCCGACCTCCTTGGCTTTTTGAGCAACAGCCCCCTTCAAGCCGTTCATGGTGATCGGATTGGATACGCGGACATCGTTAATAACGCCAAGCATCTTGAATTTTCGAGGCGGCTCACCGTTCGTCCAAAAATCGATGCCGTCGATGGTCTCCTTTGCACCACCCTGCCCTTCAAATGTTCCATTTTTTGCTTCGTATGGCTGAAAGTTTGTATCCGCATAAAGGGCGCATCCAGAGAGCAATGCTGCGGCGAGTATCGCTGGGGGAAATAGCTTTCTCATAAGAAGGCCTTTAGGCAGGTAGCTTCAGAGTTCTCCACCCCATTATGGCCAATAAGCGCCAACGAAGCAGGAATCAAGAAGGACGCGACATTTAATTATGACGTCAACACGGGGATAGACGGGGGTTTGGCCTTTGAATCCGAGGGCCCAGCCTCATGAAATCCCCGCAGCCCTTCGCCCGTCCCCGATAAATTTGCCCATCCATCTCAAGCGTCCTGGTAGGCGAAAGCCCAACACAAGATCAAAACTCAGCGGTGCAAAATCCCACTCACTTCAGTACTCTCCGACCATTTTGGGGAAGATATTCCCCGAAGAACTCCCGCCTCCGGCGTTCTGCCGAAAACACAAACCTACTGCTCGTCGTCATACCCTCGCCCAATTGCCCCGCCTCGACTACTGTATGTCCGAACAGTATCGATAAGGCATGACCGTGGATCCGCTCGAAATCGAAGACACCAGCGACTGGCTTGGCTGCCCGACTGAGCTTGGGACCTGCCGCTACTTCCTGCGCGTGACCGAAAACGAGGTGCAGGAACTGACCCTACAATTGCGAAAAGCCCGCGAAGACATCTTCGGCCTGGTGCAAATGCACGCAGATGCCACCAAAGAATGCGGCGCGCTACGTGCCGAACTGCTGAAGGCCAAGGCTGACCTCGCAGATTCAAACCGTAGAGCTACCGATATCGAGACGAAAAGCAATTGGGAGCTGATGGCCAACGGTAAGCACATCAGCGAGCTCATGGTGAAAATCCGTGAACTGTCTGGCGAGTAACCGTTCAGCACCGCCATTACCGGTAGATTTCCGCCCAGCCGTCCTTACGGGGCGTACGGAATTCAATCAGCTTAAATTTGAACTACCCTACTATTCCGCTTCCCCATCAGTTTCAACTAGCCAGATCAAGTCAAGGAAGAATGCCATGAGATGTCTTGCCATCTTTGCCTCAGCCCTGCTGTCCGCCAATGCATATTCCGCCAACCCGGCCTCAACTACCGACGATGAGTTTTACAAGGCCTATTCGGTCGTAACCGCGGAAGGCCAACTGCCCATACGCAACGTCGTGGTAAAGAGAATCACCAAAGATTTCACATCGTATCGAGGGTTTCAGATCAACTGTGAAAGTCATTTGATCGGTTCGACCGGGTTTTACGGTTCAACAGATGCGGCACTTCGAGAGTTATCCACTCTTAAACCATCAGATAAAGCCTTCAAATTGCTTACGGACGAAGTGTGGAGAGCTGCGTGTGGGGCTGAACAGCCAACGATGGTCAGCGATAGCGCTCAACCACCCAAAGCATCGTAAGCCCTTTCGCAAGTCACTCCTCTTGCTCTGGCTTGGTCAGCAGCTTCAGCCAGGTCGCCCGCTCGCTGGTCAGCGCGCTTAAGCACGTCGGCGAGCAGAAGAGCGGCGCGGGCTGCTGCCTTGCTTGCGGCGGCAGTGCAGGAATTGCCGCTGCTTTGGCTGGCTGCGAGCCGAGCGGCAAGGTTGTCGGCCGCCCCGCGCAGACTGTCAGCAAAAGCACGAGCAGCGGCAGCATCATCAGTTGCTTGATTGATCGTGCGTTGACCATCTTGAATCGCCTTATTGATTGACTGTTGGTAGGCCTGTTCCTTCGCGCGCTCCGTTGCCTCATTGGTAGCTCGGGCCTCGGCATCGCGTGTATCGCGCTCATTCCATGCGGACTGCCACTCGGCTTCCTTGACCGACAGACCGTGGTGATAGGCGCCCGCCAGTAGCACCACAATCGCAATCAGCAAGCCGATGAGCTTTCGCACCGACGTCATCACGGCACATCCTTGAAGAAGACGTGACCACCAATAACTACCGTCTGTTTGGCATTGCCGGCCAGTGGCATAGAAGAGGTTGGCCATGGCCAAGAGTGGGCAAGAGCGATCGGCGAAGGCCGCCGAGAAGCGAATCCAGTACGACGAGAAGGAACTGCGGCACCGGTTACGACTTGGCACCCGGCAAAAGCTTGATGAACTGATGGCCTGGAACGGCATCGAGGAAGTCAACGAAGCGGTGCAGAACCTGATTTTGAACGCTCATGCGCTCGGGCCGACCCTGTCATTCCAAGCGATGGAAAGTCCGCGCCACAAAGTGCAGATAAGCGAAAACGTGGCGCGGATGTTTCGGGAGGAGAGCTTGGCGGAGCTAAAGCGTGATCCAGGTGATGAGATTCCTACTGTTTGGGCGACTACAGATCCGCTAAATGTTGCTTACGTTTCGCCTCTGATGCCGCTCTAAACTGACGCCCTCTCTCAAGATCTTCTTCAGATATATCTGGAAGGTTTGCGAAATGAGCGCCCCAACGCTCCGCAATCGCGGCTAGTGATACCTGATCTGTATACCCAACGTTGAATTGATGTTCGATCAACTTTTGAAGTGCGTCGCCAAGTGGTTTACCTTCGAAGAAACGCTTAAACAACCACAAATAAACATCTACTATTTCGAGTCCAACATTATCCGTCCCAGCTGTGCACGTGATCGAAATGTCGGGCATGTGTGACAAATCCATAGTTGGGAGACCGGGCCCCACCTCCATCGGGATATGCTTCATAGCTGTAAACGTTTCTGTAATCCACTCTTGGGCCTTATTGAATTGTGACTGCCGATCAACAACAATGCTTGATGCGCCAACACCTTCTCGTTTGAGTCGCGAGGAAACCCCGTGAAGCACAGACTGAAACCCGATCAAATTTGGCGAAATTTGAAGAGCATCCTTTTTGCTGTAAATACTGTAGTGAATTTCCTCCGGGTACTTTATCGCCCAACGCAAAGCGTCGCTGATAATTTCCCGGGCTCTCTTATCTTGTATCCAGTCGAGCCGTTCAAGCAAAACTGCCATGACAGAAACTAGCAATTCATCAGCAATTTTAACTTTCTTCTCAATTCTAGCTTGCCAGGCCAGCTTTAGTGTCGATTCGTCAAATAAAGAAGCAACTTCAAGAAGCAGTGGATATCGCAACGGCGTCCAATAGGCCACCCAAGGCACGGCTTTATTTAATCCCTGATCAAAAACCTGGTCAAAGAAACAAATAGCCGCGTGATCTACTTTGTTAATCCTGTAAATATCAAAGCATATCCCGAAGCTTTTTTGAATCTCATCAAGCTGATCAACAATTGATGTAAGCCTATCAATGCCAAGCTCATTAGCATGCAATCTTTCCACGCCTAGCTTCTTGCGCAATGCCTCTACTTGAGTTTTAGCACATACATTTAGGTCATGAATAGACGACAAAACTCCGTAATACAATACCGGCTGAGACTCATCAAAAAGATTAAGACCAGTCTGCCCACTCTCATCCACATAAAAATGCATGACTCTTCCTTCCCTAGCTACTGCGACCTTGTTGTATGCATTTATAGGTGAGCAGTAGCCAAATTGCCACCATCCATTGTCGCATCCGGTCACGGAGGGCGGCGCCTGACTGGAAATCACTTATGGCCACGGAACCCTGGTTATACCTCGGCGATTGCCTCGAGGTGATGAAGACCATGCCGGACAACAGCGTCGACATGGTGCTGGCTGATCTTCCCTACGGCACGACTCAGTGCGCATGGGATGTGATCATCCCGTTCGAGCCCGCTCTGGCGTCAGTACTTGCGGATCAGCCGGAGGCAGCCATTGTGTTGTGTGCGGCACAGCCGTTCTCTTCGTTGGTCGTGGCCAGCAACCCCAAGCACTACCGTTATGAGTGGATCTGGGAGAAAGGCAACGCCACCGGGTTTCTCAACGCCAAGAAGCAACCGCTCCGGGCACACGAAAGCGCCCAGGTCTTTTACCGCCAGCAGCCGATATACAACCCGCAGATGTCGACGGGACATGAGCGCAAGACCACCAAGCGGAGGACGGTAGATTCAGAGTGTTACGGCAAAGCCTTGCGCCTGACCGAATACGACTCAACGGACCGTTACCCGCGCTCTGTTCAATTCTTCTCCAGCGACAAACAGACCGGCAGCTTTCACCCGACACAGAAGCCGGTCGCCTGGATGAAGTTCCTGATCGCCACCTATACCCGTCCAGGCCAAGTGGTGATGGATAACACGATGGGAAGCGGTACCACTGGTATTGCGTGCCTGCAGCTCAACCGCCGCTTTCTCGGCATAGAGCAGGACGAAGCGATCTTTAGCACCGCGAAAGCCAGACTGGACGCCGAGCTGGTTCGGGTGAACATGCCTGAGCCGCAAATCGACATGTTTGCCTGAACACCCCACCTTCAACGAATCACGCCAGCCGGCGAGGATCCTCTATGAATATTTACCGGCACACATTCGCGGCAGTATGCCCGGTCGATAGCGAAACGATCATCTACCTGTTGGAGATTAGGTCGCTAGCAATGATCCACGTCGAACATATCAAGACAGCCACAGCATTGATCAAGAAGGGCTGGCACGAGCAGATTGCCGACCGCTTGGTTGAATCCCTAGGCGGCGATCAGACCATTATCGCCACGCACCAGGGCGTCGAGATCGAAACAGTGAGGCTCAGCGGATGATTGCATACCACGGCACGCCGGTCGGTGGCACCCGGCAGGACGGCGCCCGGTTCCTTGCCGGTCGGCATGCCCTGGTGCCGTTCCCGCGCAAGGACGACATGGGCATCGTCGCCGACGTCTGCCAATCGTTCGTTTTCGACAACGGCGCGTTTTCGGTTTGGAAGAAAGGCGGAACGCTGGATGTTGACGGATATACCCGCTGGGTCGAGCAGTGGCACCGGCATCCGGGTTTCGATTGGGTACTGATCCCCGACGTCATCGATGGGGATGAAGCGGCGAATGACGCGCTTCTCGCGGAATGGCCGTCGGAGTTGCGCGGCGTGCCCGTTTGGCATCTGCATGAATCTCTCGATCGCCTGACTCGGCTCGCGGCTGACTGGCAGACAGTGGCCATCGGTAGCTCCGGTCAGTGGGCAAGTCCGGGCACACCAGCATGGTGGAAGCGGATCAGCTCAGCGTTGGACGCCATGCGACGACCAAGGCCGCCCAGCTTGCAGGCTTCACGGTCTGCGAATGCTCGACCCGGCGATTTTTCAGCACCTACCCTTCGCGTCCGCCGACTCCACAAACGCCGCGATAAACGGCGGCAGCATTAGCCGGTTCGGCATGTATGCCCCGCCCACCGCCGGCCAACGCGCAAACGTCATCGCCGACCGGATCGAATCGCACAACAGTTCGCCAATATGGCAACGCGAAACTCAGGTGGAAATGGGGTTTTAGTTTTCGAGTCGAATTCGCCACATACCCTGCTGGACGTCTTCAATCCAGAATCCTTCAAGGATTTTTCCACCTGGAAAACGATGAAGGGTGGCGTCGCCACGACCGCCATCCTTTTGCAGCCGATAGTGACCTTGCCCTGAAGAACTGCCTCGATAAACGACGATGCCCTGATCATCAGAATACTCAACAACAATCATTTCTTCATCAATCCGGACACTACACTCCCAATCATATTCAACGCCTTCAGAGTGGCCGCTGCTGTATGTATCCATAAAACTCTTTTTGAAAATTTCCATTGATCGTCCTTAGAAAATAATGAGGTGGTGATTCAAAGCCGCTCAACAGCGTCCACTCGAACAATGAGAGATGGAGGGATTTCACCTCCATCAGCTGCTCGAATTGTTACTTCTTCTTCTGTTTTGATAGCCGGATCATCGGGCTCAATAGCGACGATACCGTAGGCGTCGAACTGGTTTTCATCTATCCAATAAACTACACCCTGGTCGTCACCGAAAAGGGCAAACCGCTTAGCTTCCTCGTAAGAACGAGTTGTCGAAACAGAGCACCCATCATAGAGGCCTGATTCAATCTGGTGAGCGGAGGCACGATTCTCTTCAGAGCGGCCATATGTAAAACGACCGTCGTAAATGATGGAGCCGTCGTAACGTGCAACTACCTCTTTTTTTCCATACATATTTTTAGGAAAAATTCGACCTTCGTTTTTTTCGTGAACAGTTCTGCATTCGCCCCGATACAACATCATGCCTCCTTTATCCGGTCCTACACCGGACGCTTTTGATACTCCAAATTCACCTAAAACTCCACCGCCCGGGCATGACCCGGCATAGGACGCCCCATGCCCACAGAAAACAAATCGCTGAGCCGCTAAAGGTTGAGCGCTCGACTGTGACGAAGCTGGTCTTCACCGGCGCGCCAAATCTCGATCCGAAATACTAAACAACTAAAAACCATTACTACTCTAAACCTTCCAACTCATCAATCCACTTCTTTAAGAGCTCTATATTACTCTTCAACTTATTAAGCACATCAGGGCTAACAACCGACATGGGATTATCGATAGCTTGCGCAGCAAATTCTCCGTAGCTTGCAACCTCACGCATACCAACCAAAAAATGGACCATTTGAACACTCAAGGCCACAACCGAAAGTTCTCTAAGCATTGCAGCAGCCTGTTTAGCATCGTGGGCGGATGCGCGAGCTCCGTCTAGTGATTCGAACAGTCCTCTACGCAATTGAAATTGATAAAGACCAGTTCGCAGTCGAGTCTGAACACCAAGCAAATGTTCCATTAGTGCTCTTGTAGCTTCCATTCCGTCTTGACGATCTCTAACATCTTTTTCTTGAAGCTGCTTTTGTTGATGGTAACTTTGATACGCCGGAACCGCTATTGCCACCATTACCGCTAACAAACCACCGATTGCTTGCGCCCACCCTGCGCTATCTGGAGGCAACCATCCTTTCTTAACCCAATAAGCTACCGATCCGACAAGAATCCAACTACTGGAGCTAATAAATAAAAGCGCCCAAATCAATATCACCGAATAGCGCGCCATTTGTCCTCTTAAGTTATTACTCAATCCACAACATCCACAGTTCATAAAATGAGCCACAAGCATACATCCTTAAAGCGATAACAATCTAGACGTCCAAATTACGTCAAAAGAAAGCAATCCTTTTCCAAACAACTCCCTCCCCCTTCAAAGTCAGCCGCTATAGCAGCAAAGGAACAGTCATGTCCAAAGAACAGCTCGCAGCAGAACTGAACGGCATCCAGTACCCGGCGCATCGCTCGATCACGAAAGAACAGATTGCATGGGCCAAGGTCGCCGGACTGGTGATCCTCTTCGGCGCCAGCGATGACCTGATGGAATTCGAAGGTGCCATCCGTGATGAGTTCGGCTGCTACGGCGGCGGTACTGCCTGGCTTGATTCGGAAGGACTGCTTGATCGGGACCAGATTGATGGTGATGACGAAGCGATCGCTGACTTTGTTGAGCGACGTAAGACTGCCTCATCTATCGAAGCCATCTGGGATAGGGACGGCTTCAGCTGGATCTACGAAACGGATATTCCACACTCGACTTTCGACGTATGGGAAGGCGAGGACGGCTACTGCCGCGGCATTGTTTTCGCGCTGGCTGATCTGAAATCAGAGGTGACGCCATGCTCCTGACCTGCATGGCCAGCTGCGCCCTCTTCTTCTGGCTTCCATTGGCCCTGATCCTCGGATAGGTGACACATGATCATCGATGACGTAATGACCGACAAAATCACCCTGCACGGCCTCGGCTTTGTGCAGGTCCAGCTTCAAGGCAACCAGCGGCTGCATGTCTGGCACCCGGAGCTCCCGCGCCGGGCTTGCTTCGAGCACTCGGCGATCCACGACCACCGCTTCAACTTCACTTCACGGGTGATCGTCGGCACGCAGTTCAACCACGCGTTCGAAATCGTCTGTCATGACGCGGGCGAGTTCGTGCTCTACCGGCATGAAGGTGCACGGACAGCCGGCGGCGGACGCCCATGGACACCGGACGGGCGTGCCGACATGGTGCCGGCCGGTACTTACGGGATCACCGCCGGCAACGACTACAACACCCAGGCCTACGAATACCACCGCACCGAGCCAGGCGGTGATGGGCGAGTGGCGACGATCATGGCCAAGCGCGACGAGTACCCAGCCGGCGCCCACTCAACCTGCCGCTTTGGTGTAACGCCCGACACGGACTTCGACCGCTTTCAATGGTCGAGGGCCAGGCTCTGGGAGATCGTCACCGACGTGCTGCTCGGTCAGTAGCTGGCGGCATGATTATTCTCTGCGCTAGCCCTCGCCTGGTTGGCCTACGTGTACTGCTACAAGGGGCCGCAGCGATAGCCAAGAAGTGTCCCCCTCACCAGTCACTTCAGGGACGAGCTGATTGGGCTGCAACTGGTGAGGTGAACGATTGAACGTTAGCTGACCTTCCCCGCTTTGTATGTCGCCCTTCATCCATTTTTCCACCACTCACTTATCAGCCTTCCGGCGTACGGCGGGCGAGGACTGCGCATGTCCGAAATAGAACGAATCATCGAAGCCCTGACAGCGCCATCAGCACCAGTAACAGAGGTGCTGACGATTGACCGTCTGATGGCCGAGCGAGCGCTGGCTTGGATGGAAAGCCATCCAGATATTGCACAGGGTGGACCGTCACTCTGCGAGGAGGTCTGCGCGTTTCGCCAGGCTTTGGCAGATCCAAAGGTCGAGCTTTGGGCGATTCACAGCGTCGGGCCGGGCGAGGAGTATCCCTGCCTTAACAGGGATGACGCAGAGCACCGAGCCCAGGAGCTACGAGCCTTGGGCGACACCATGAAGGCGGAGCGCATAGCGCGCGGAGAGAGCGTCGCGCTCTGGAACGACTGGGTAACAAACGTTATCCCTTCGCCATGGGAGCCGGCGGAACACTTCGAAATCATGGCCGAAGAATGGATGGAAGACGCCGACCAGCTTCGCCAGGCGCTGATCAAACTGGAAGACCAGCGAGAACAGCTTGTTTCGACCTTTAAGTTGGCCGTCGAGCGTTGGACCCTACTCGCCAACGAGTTCAAGCACACCACCCCCGAGCATGAGCGCGAACTCGCCGAGATATCGAAAGCCCGGGACGTAATCGCCAACGCCACCCAATAACCACCTTTTGCCGCCACGCGGCGCGGAGCATCATCATGGCAAAAGTTCTGGCCCAAATTACGGTCAAGCTGCCGCGCCTCATGGAGGCTGGCGAATACAGAAAGCTGCGGTACGTTGGCGGAAAACCAAGTCTGCAACAGTTGAAAAAATGGATTGAGGAAGGCGAAGTGATTGGAGAGGTAAAAGGCGGTATGTATTTCGTCGATGTTCAGGCAGCTCTGATGGGTTCGAGCGACCCACTGCTGGCCAAGATGCTGGAGATAGGCTGATGGCGGCCCGGCCACGCACACTACAAAACGGGAAGTTGCCGCCAAATCTTTACCCGAACGGGAAGTATTGGCGGTACCGCAACCCCGTCACCGGTGTGATGACCAGCATCAATCGGCCACTGGAGGAGGCAATCAAGCTGGCCAGGGCTGCCAACCTGAAGTTCGCAGAGTTGGTGGTTGATGACGGTTCGCTTCTGGCCCTCCTGACCGGTGACCGACTGCCGATCGTGAGCAATCTGCTGCAACGCTTCACGGATGAATGGTTGGTGGACAAGGGGTATGCCGCACGCACGCTCGAAGAGATCAAGTTCAAGCTTGAGCGATATCGGCAAGACCGGGGCGATCGGCTGATTGGGCAAATGGACGTGCTGGCCATGGCCGAATACCTCGACCAGTTCAGTAACAACGCCTACACGAAGCACCGTGGTCTGTGGGTCCAGATCTTCGCCTTCGCCGTGGCCAAGGGCCTGGCCGAGCGCAACAACGCCGAACTGACACTGGTGAAGAAAGAGGCGGAGAAGAAGTGCCAGCGGCACACGCTCGACG